CCACAACAACAATTTTCAAGGTGCGTGCTCATTTCAACAGGCGACAGTCTTGATAGTATTAATGCTACTAGCAGTAGTATCGTTAAATACGTCAGCCAAAAGGCCGGAATCGGAATCGGCGCAGGTCGTATTCGAGCGTTGGGCTCACCTATCCGCAACGGCGACGCATATCACACAGGCGTAGTTCCGTTTTACAAGTTATTCCAAAGTGCCACACGTAGTTGTAGTCAAGGTGGTGTGCGTAACGGCGCCGCTACACTATACTATCCAATTTGGCATTTAGAAATTGAAGACCTTATTGTATTGAAGAATAACAAAGGCACCGAGGATAACAGAGTACGTCATATGGATTATGGCGTCCAATTCAACAAATTAATGTACGAAAGACTCATCACAGGTGGTGATATTACTTGTTTTAGCCCCCACGACGTGCCGGAAATGTACGAGGCTTTCTTTAACGACCAAGAGCGTTTTAAAGAGCTGTATGAAAAGGCCGAGCGTAGTACAAAGATTCGTAAAAAGACATTTAAAGCCTCGGACTTGTTTACTCGCTTTATGCAGGAACGCAAAGACACAGGCCGCATCTATTTACAAAACGTAGACCACGCAAACACACACAGCCCATTTAACGAAAAGGTAGCACCTGTTAAAATGAGTAACCTTTGCTGTGAAATTGATTTGCCTACTGTACCGCTCAATGACGTTAACGATGAACTAGGACGTATTGCCCTGTGTACTTTAAGTGCTATCAACTGGGGTAATGTTAAACAGCCTAGCGACTTTGAAAAATCGTGTACACTTGCTGTACGTGGGTTGGATGCGCTATTATCATACCAAAACTATCCTGTTCGTGCGGCAGAGTTGGCTACACAAGAGTTCCGTCCATTGGGTGTAGGCATTATTAACTTTGCTTACTTCCTGGCCAAGAACGATGTTAGCTACAGTGATCCGGCCGCATTAGCCTTAGTTGATGAATATGCAGAAGCATGGTCATACTACTTGTTAAAAGCATCAGCTGATTTAGCAGAAGAGCAAGGCCCATGCACACGTTACACAGACTTAAAGAGTCATTGTGGCATATTACCAATTGACACACGCAAGGCAGAAATTGATGAACTAGTTCCTCATCAAGAACGTATGCCTTGGGCAGAACTACGTGCTCAAATAATGAAAACTGGTCAGCGTAATGCTACCCTAATGGCTCTAATGCCTGCAGAAACATCTGCACAAATTAGTAATGCTACAAATGGTATTGAGCCCCCACGTAGTTATGTAAGTGTTAAACAAAGCAAACATGGTGTTCTTAAGCAAGTAGTACCTGAGTATCGCAGACTAAAGAACAAGTATGAATTGTTATGGGATCAAAAATCACCAGAGGGTTACTTGAAACTTTGTGCTGTATTACAAAAGTACATTGACCAAGGTATCAGTATCAATACAAGTTATAACCCACGCTTCTACGCAGATGAAAAGATTCCTATGAGCGAAATGTTACAGCATTTGCTATTGTGCTACAAGTACGGCACCAAGCAACTTTACTATTTTAATACCAATGATGGTCAAGGTGAGATTGATATTGATAAACTTTCAAAACAAGAAGAACTAGCACCAGGTACTGAAGATGCCGCCGAGTGTGATAGCTGTATAATTTAAGGAACTAAAATGAGTGTATTTAATGCAAGTAACAAAACCGATCACACCAAGTCTTTAGCATTTTTAGATCCTAATGGAACACCAGCAATACAAAGATTTGACGTATTAAAGTATCGTCAGTTTGACAAGTTAACAGACAAACAATTGGGTTTCTTTTGGCGTCCGGAAGAAGTTGACGTCATGCGCGATGCCAAAGACTTTAAAGAACTAACAGACTTTGAAAAACATATTTTTACCAGTAATCTAAAAAGACAAATTTTATTAGACTCGGTACAGGGTCGCAGTCCTAACTTGGCTTTCTTGCCATTGGCTACTATTCCTGAACTAGAAACTTGGATAGAGACCTGGGCGTTCAATGAAACAATACACTCACGTAGTTATACACACATTATTCGCAACGTCTATGCTAACCCCGGCGAAGTGTTTGATACAATCACAGAACTAGAAGAAATTCTAGCCTGTGCTAAAGACATCAGCAAGTACTACGACAGCCTAATTGAAGATGCCCAATGGTTCCGTTTGTTAGGTGTGGGCAAGCATACAGTCAATGGTAAAACTGTTAATATTGATTTGTACGAGCTTAAAAAGAAGTTATGGTTATGTTTGAACAGCGTTAATGCACTCGAAGGTATTCGTTTTTATGTCAGCTTTGCTTGCAGTTGGGCATTTGCTGAACTTAAAAAGATGGAAGGCAATGCTAAAATTATTAAACTTATTGCCCGAGATGAAAATGTTCACTTAGGGTCCACGCAAACCCTACTCAAATTGCTTCCACAGGATGATGCGGATTATGTGAAGATTCGCGAAGAAACTCGGGAAGAGTGCAACGCTATGTTCTTAGAAGCGGCAGCTCAAGAAAAAGCCTGGGCCAAGTATTTGTTCAAAGACGGAAGCATGATTGGTCTTAACGAACAACTACTATCCTTATACGTCGACTGGTTAACCTGTAAGCGTATGACAGCAGTAGGCTTAGACTGCGGCATTTCTAAACCTGGTAGTAACCCATTGCCTTGGACACAAAAATGGATTGCTGGCAGCGAAGTACAAGTAGCACCACAAGAAACAGAAATTACCACTTATGTAATTGGTGGTACAAAACAGGACGTCGACCAAAACACATTTAAAGGATTTAGTTTATAATGCTAACAGTATATACCAAAGATGATTGCCCATTTTGCGATCGTGCAAAAGCACTATTAGAAAGTAAAGGGGTAGAATATAAAACTATAAATATCGGTATACGAACAGAAGCTCGTGAATTTCTAGTAGACCAAGGTCTGCGCTCAGTGCCACAGATTTTTAATGGCACCACACTTATTCAAGGTGGCTACCAAGGCATTGCTAGTAAACCCGAGGAATTCTGGACTCAATTTAAAGGATAAAAATGTTAATTCAAAAAGGCTATGAGCCAAATGATATCGTGTGTTTCAAACTTGTCAATGGTGACGAGACCGTAGCAAAACTAGTAGAAGAAACAGCTGAGGCCTATGTACTAAGTAAGCCTTGTACAGTAATACCTAGCCAACAGGGATTAATGCTTATGCAGAGCCTTATGTCTGGCGATATAAATACTAATATAACGCTGAAAAAGTCATATGTAATTATGCACAGCCCTGTAATCAGTCAAGTGCAATCGCACTATATTAAAACTACTACAGGCATAGAAACAGCGCCTAAAAGTGGAATTATAACCTAACATGCCAGCTAAAGGAATAGCACCAGTAGCACATTCAGCCTGCACAGGAGATGCCGAGGGCGGCTGGCCAAAGACAATAGCACCAGGCCCTAAGGGAGATGCGGATGCTAGATTGGCACAAGTTGATAAAGGCTTTACAAATAACTTAACAGTAAGAACAAAGTTAGGACCAGTGGTAACTGAGTTACAACCGGTACTACCACACGGTAATAGTGCGTCGGGACAACCTGGGTTTCCTAGAAGAACAGTAACTCTTAATACAACATCATGGGGACAACCTGGTGGTGTTAGAAACGGACTAGGTGATACTGGCTGTGATACTGGATGTCGTGTGACTATGAACGGCCCTGGCTGTTTAACTGTTAGAGTTGGCCCCGGTAAACTTCCACTAGCAGTAGCAGGTGAAGTAGGTGCCAGATCGTTTTTATCATGCGGGCATACATTAATTGGCGGAGATCCTACTGTTCTAGTTGGGTTATCATAACATAATATGGCAACAGGTTTAGAGATTAATGCGTCGGTTGCAATAACAGGCGGAAATGGCGTGTTTTGGTCACAGGACTTGGCTAGAGAATACTATACCTATTTTTCACTACCAACACCTGCTATTGTAGATACCTTTTGTACCGCGGCCAAAGTTAACGCTGGAACAGACAACGGAAGTTATCCATTGGCCCGTAACGGTGCTGAGGGTGGTTATAACCCGCTTTGGGGATCCGGTCTTCCTGGAACATCAATTTCTTCAGACGGGCTATTACTAGCTCTTGATGGGTTGGGCCAAGGCGTAACACAGAATAATTTCTTAATCGACTGCTTTAATGCCAACGCTACTTATCGTTCTAGCGGTGCAGGTACATATACATTTGCGGCCAGCACTCCAAGCGTAACTGGTTGTTTGCTCAATCAAGCACAAGCACCCTTTACCCCACCTACTCCGCCATTTACCAGCCGAATTGATGGTATGGCCAAATTTGGTAATGTGTTTAGTGTATCAACTGGTTGGTGCTCTAGTGCGTTTGATGTTACAGCCACAACAACAATTTTAAAAAATACAACGTATCAACAAACTAAGCCTGGGTATGCTAGTCAGCTTGATTTAGCCACTAACGGTATCGCCTATACTGCGCCTTTGATCTATAACACGATTAAAAATTGGGGCACTATGTACGATGTGCGAAACATTGGTACTATGGTAGATGTTTATGTATTTGGTCAAAACTTATTAAATCAACAACTAGGTAAGTACGGCCACTGGGATATGATGTTGGCCAACGTGGGATTAGATACCAGTAATTTGTCATCAATTCCACAGCAACAAACTATTACAGTACCTACTAGCTCATCAACTTTTAGTCAATCGCCTGTAGGACAAATTGAATATCCCACTACAACTAATGTTACTGTAAACACTAAGGTAGCTGGATCAAGTCCAGACGTGGTAAAAGCAATTTACAACAAAGTCACTGGTAACAACTTAGAGACCATTGTAATAGCAACAGGATTTACTCCCACTACAGCTGAGATGCAACCTGCACCGATTAGAGCTTGCGTTACAGTATTGACTGACTTTTTAAGTTTTGATAAAGTAGTAAGTCAAGACATACGCACTCAGTGGGCAGACCTTGGTGTTGGCGATTTTGAAACCTTTGCGGCATTCTTAAATGATCGCCTGGGACAAGGATATTTTGGCAGCTGGAAAGAAATGGGAGATTTCCTATTACAAGTCGACGTGCCAAGCCAAGACTACACAGTTATTCCCAAAACAAAATGGCCGCCTAAGCCCAGCGAATTTAGTCAACAAACTGTAATTACGCAAAGTGTTGCTGAAGAATTAAGTACCGCAGCCGGCACTGGCAGCGGAGAATTTAATACACCTTTAATTTGGGACGTATTGGGTGCCGCCGCAGGAATACCTTATACCGATGTATTACAAAGATTAATAGTTGCGTACAATCAAATACCGGCTAGTGATTTATCTCCAGTGACTTCGGCATTAAACGGATTAAATGATGCAGTCAATACTGCCATAGACACAAAGACCGCAGTTTATAGAACTGAAAGCGGTGGCGGTGGTGATGGAGAAACTTCTGTGGAAGTATTTGATCATTGGGAGTACGATACTGGACCAGTAGTTGATGTTATCAACATAGTAAATGCCGCTGTTCAAAATGTCCCGCAATCAGCACCAGTGCAGTTATGTAATCAACTGTGGTTTAGAATTCAAGACAGGCTAGCACTTGAGCATACTAACGTAACTAAGGCTGGCATTGATTTTGTTAGTGCAGGGTCTGACGGAACACTCAAAGCATTTGCTGGCGCTTGGGGAAGAAACTGTACTAATAATGATACGCTACAAACATACCAATTTTTTGCTAACATGATTACCAATGATATCTACGGAGACACCTTACGTGCTTGTAGATCTGAAGTAATTAACACACAGCTATTCAATAAAAAGGGCATTACCAATAACCACGACCCTGACCCTCGCGGCGCAATAATTATGTCCAAAGAACAAAAAATAACTACACAAGAGTACATGAGCCGAAATAAAGGTTAATGTAGTGGGTTATAACGGCAGTTCTATTGGGTTTTAATCCGCATTTTTCACCAAAGACTTTACTTACCTTGACTTTGTCCTACTTATATAGTACTATTACTAGTTAGATCTGGCTGTAAATATCTAACCCTCTCGAAGTTTGGGAGAGTAACTCTAAAGGAGGACGAAGTATGAAAAAGATAATTTCGATTATCGTATCAATAATCGCCCTGACCGTAATGGCACCCGGTCATGCAGAAGAAAAGCCAACAGTGATTGGCAACATAGTAAGTCAAGCAGAGGACAAGATTGGCGCAATGCTTGACATCATAGCAACACCATTGGTAGACGTTCGCATCACAGACCGAGATGCGGATTGTCTAGCTCGTAATATCTATTACGAAGCCGCAAGCGAACCTGAAGAAGGAAAGGTAGCTG